TGCTTATCAGCGGGTGCTGCAGGAGCCTGCTCACTCTCAACTTCAGTAGCCGTTGCTTCCACAATCGGCTTCTCAGCAGCCTTGGGTGCAGGATCAGCATGCTGCTCAGTCTGCACGATCTCAGCCACGACCTTTTCTACATGCTGCTCGGCATTCTGCTCATGGACGATCTCAGCCTTGTCATCCTCGGCAGTGCCTTCATCCTCGGCATGCTCTGCGGGCTGTTCGGCATTCTGCTCATCAGTTTCCTCCGAACCGGTTTCAGCGTTCTCGAACTCGCCGGCCTTATTGTGGAGCTTGCAATAAGCCTCAGGCTCGATCTCGAGCATGCTCACGTCAACGACGGGATCAAAGATGCCCTGAACGATCGCTGCACCCGCACCAACAACAGCTGCACCGACGGCGACGGTGCAGACCTGCTCGACGCGTTTGTGATACGCCTCACGAGCCTTGCGGTTGCGGATGCCCTTCTCGTTCTGGAGCATCATCGTGCCAGCGATGCCGGCGCCGGTTGCGACACCGAATGCGCCGGTCTTGACCTTGCCAGCAACGTTCGCAACAGTGGTAGTTGCTTTCTGGCTCGGGGTAATCTGGATGGTAGTCTTCTCGTTAGCGGTCTTCTTCTTCAGCAGGTTAAGCATATTCGTACCTCCTATAGTACATTTGCTTTTGAGGATCATATAAAATTAGTACCTGATGAAGCATCCCCTAATCTTCATCAGGTACTTTAGTGATTCTTTTCGGTGCTAGGGAGAACTTCGAGCGATCACTGGATCTCGAAGTTCTCGTACATGGTTGCCGCCTCATAAGCGGCGCAGCTTGCAGTCACCGCGGTGACAACCACAGCGCCAACTGCGACGCAGTCGGCTGCTGCAGCGATCTTCATCGCACGGCTGCTGGCCTTGTTCCGGCCATTGTACGCGCAACCGAGCGCGTAGCCAGAGGCAATGTTGCGGGTCAAGACTGCAGCGGTAGCGACAGACGTGCCGACCGCTGCACGCTTAACGTTCTTGCAGAGAGCAGCCTTGGTCTCTTCTGCGTTGTACTCTTTGCTCTTGGGCTCGACGGTGGTGACGATGGTGGTTTTGATTTTGCTTTCCATAATATATTTCCTCCTTATTATGGATCATAGAAAGAGAAGGTGAAATACCGATTGTACTTCTATTCCTTCTCTTTCTTTCACGTGTATAATATATCATCATAATCTGAGAGTATACGGTAAATCATACCGTATCAGATTATGATGATATAAGCGGATTAGGTACCGAGGCAATTCTTCACGGTATCTATAAACTTGTCAAGCAGACGAATCCCGCCGTTGGGGTCCGACAGAGACTTGCAGCCGACAATCCGGCCCTGAGCATCACGGACTTGTCGGCCAGGGATCCGGATGTCATCACGGTCAGGTAGCCGTGCAGCTACCATAGCCGAGACGACCAGAATGGTGCCGTCCTTCTTCTCGGGAAGGCCAACGACCTCCCCGTATGAAGTGACCTCGTCTGGGATACCGTCAATATTCCCAATGACGGTAATGGCGGAAGAGACCCTCGGCAAAATGCCAGAGGGCTCAACCGTGCGGATGACCTTGCCGGCGTCATCGACGAAGACAAGGCTGTGCGGTGTGCAGTTCAAAATGGTAGTCATAGTATACCTCTTTCTCCAGATTAGAGTGACTGGCCACTGTAAAAGTAGGAACAAATTATTCCCACTTTGCGTCCACCGAATAAGTATGGGTGGTGGGGAAGCCAACGGCTTTATGCCATCGGCCATCGTCGGCGAACACCTCAACGAGGCCATTACGCCAGTCGTCGTTGTGGTGATGATACACCTCAAAAACTTCGGCGAATACGCCGGATTTTTCGGTGCCGGGGTAGCGGAGATACTCTCTTGTAGATCCATTGACGAAGTACGCTTCGCCTACAGGAGCGTTCCTGCGTTTGACTTGCCAGTTGTAGTCCATCTCGTCCCTGTAGTTGGGATACGGATTGTACGAGGTCGGCCTGTGGTATACAGTCTTTCCCTCGACATTCCAGGACTCCTCGGGCTGGCACCACGAGTTCTTGATCAGCTCATGGATCAAAAACTCGTTGGGGATTAAATTGTCCCCAACGTAGCAATCCACATAGTATGTGGTACTGTCATTGAAGACACGCTCGTGCTTATCGTAATAGCACGAGAGCGGGCGAATGTGGTCGTTGGCATAATCAATGACCTCGTCCACCATAATCCGGCGAGCCCGCTTGCCCTTGATGGGAAGTGCTCTCGTCTTCTTATAGTGGGGATAGCCCATGTCACGGGCATCGCTCTTGAAGCTCATGGACTTAAGAAGTTCATGGGCATATTTCTTGACCTGCTTTTTCTTCATGATAATTCTCTCCTTTTCTCTTGGAAACACGGAATCGAAGGACCGATTCAGTCCTCCGCAAACACAGTCGGATCGGCCTTATACATTGCCTTGGCCTCATCCTCGAACATGTCGATGGTGACGTCGTCGAAAAACGCCACCATCACATCCACCAGAGCACATTCTTGTGCCGTGGCGATTGCATAAAGAAGATTCTTGTGGCGCGTAGCCTTATGCTGCTCACGCGCTTTTACAAAGTCATCCTTAGCACGCTCGTTTTTGACGACTGCCTTGATATAAATCTCCTTAAGGCGATTTTTTTCATCGTACGTCATGGTGAACTCCTTTCGATCCTCTTTCATTTTGAGGATCATACAAAATTGGAAGGTTACTTCACTTCGCCTTCCTTATAATTCACCAATATAATATATCATCGGAATTCTTGACTTTACGGATAGCAATCCATTTATCACTAGGAATCAGGTCTTTATGATTCACTACTTTATAGACGTTATGATTCGGATCAAGAATATAAATGTCATGATAAATACCATGGCACGTGCGCATATTCATGATCGTATATCCATCAGCCCACCAAGATGGGTCGTACTCATTTCGAACGCCATTCATCGTCGAAACTTTACCTTCAACGAATTCTGCTGTTGAGACGTTATTATACACGGCAAGAAAATCTTCTGGAGTATTATATTGGAACATGGTAGGCCAAGTACGCTTCATAAAAAGATTCGTATCATCAACGTATTCGACGTCAAAATTTCTGACATTTTCCACGAGACGATAATTGATTCCAGATGTAGAATATTGAATCATATCCACCTGACTTTTATGGTTATGATAGATGATATCGCTATGGGAACTCTGATTGATTCCAATTACATATTTACCATCGTTATTATTTCGACCGGCTTCACACGACATAGCCAAAGAGATAACAGGACGAATTTCAAACACGACATCATCATGCACGAAAGCGTAATATCCGCCACCACATCGAATGAAATTCCGAACGCCATACGAGCATTGACTGAAGATTTCACGAATGTCATGTCCAGGACGTTTATCGTTTGGATCATAATCAAACTTGATTCCGTAAAACATGTCGATGTCTTCATCATCAAAGAATTTCATATCCGTAATGGTATAATCATAAGGATCAATCCATGCAATTACGGTTCCATCTTGGAAATTATTCCAAGCAATAATATATTTTCCATTTTCTGTTGTACCGACATCATACAGTGCACCATACTTTCTATCTGGATCAATGATGCAGTACTTCTTCGTTCCAAAGATATCATTGGTACTAATCGGGCTAACTGTTTTGCCGACCAACTTATCCACTTCATCTCGATCAAATGGATAGTCTTTCAGAACACGAAGCGCTTTGTAGTTCATGAATCCATTCGACGTAATTGGAGCAACCAGGGGAAAAATTTTACCAATGAAATCTTCGCTATAGGATTTTGACATAATATGATTTCTCCTTCCAAAAAATAGATTATTTTTCTGTGACCAAAAACCTTAGATTCTATATCGCTGGATACGTTTAAGATAATGGGCATAAAATATCAAAGCAATGCTGAAATGATATGTTATACCTTCGTGAGTAGTAGCCTGGAATCTGCTTCTCACGATAGCGTCAAAAATAAAATCTGGAGGTTTTACAATGGCAGAAAATGTAAAGTATTCCAATAAGGAAATGCTGCTTAAGGCCAACGAAGAGTTGCAAGGCTCGAATAGTCTTATCGGCATGACGATGCTGGGAATGCCCCAGTACAATTCCTCCATGCGATCTATCATGTTTACTTCGCATGAACGCCAGGTCGTAAACTTACTGCACCCGGATTTTCCGGCAGTATTTACCAATGGCGAAAATGTTGTCGGTCGTTATTCGACTGGCTATAAGCAGGCAAAAGGGAACTACGAAGTCGTGGATAAGGTGGTAAAGTATGAAGATATCATCGACCATCCGACAACGTATACCCTTTTCGTCTACGATAAAGAGAAAAAATATTATGAAGCGTGGAGCCGTTGCGATTCTGAATCTCTGACCGAAGTCTTCGGCTATGAGTACAATAACGACTACATGGACGACCTTGAAGTTGGTGACGAAGTTCCCAAGGGAACCGTGATTAAGAAATCTCGTTCGTATGATGATTCCATGAACTATGGGTATGGCATCAACGTGCCTATCATGTACACTACGGAATCCTATACGTCCGAAGATGCTTGTGTCATTTCTCAGAGTCTTCATGATCGGCTTCAGTCCATTGAGATCAATACGGTCTCTATCGGTGTCAACGACAATGACTTCCTCCTGAACCTTTATGGCAAAGGAAAGAAGTATAAGCCTTTCCCGGATATTGGTGAGTTCTCTACTGGTGAAGTCGCTGCAAAGCGTACTCTTTCTAAAGAGCAGCTTCTCAGTGAGTTCAAGGATGATTCTCTGACTCATTCTGGAGAAAGTGATGTTTCTTACTATAAGAAAGGTCAGGTCGTTGATATCACCGTATACTGCAACAATCCCGATATCGAAGACACTCCGTTTACTCATCAGATTCTCAAATATCTGAAGAGCCAGCGGAAGTACTATCAAGGAATTAAAGAAGCATGCGAAATGGTTTTTGATTCTGGAGAGAAATATTCAAAGGAAATCAATTATCTCTATAAGCGTGCTATCGAGTTCCTTGATGAAGATAAGCGTTGGAAAGATCAGGATAGTCTGTTCTCCAACGTGAAAATCGAGATTACTGTCAAGGGTGTTGTGAGAGCAGATATCGGTCAGAAGATTACTGGCCGTTACGGCAACAAGTCCGTTATCTCTGATATCCGTCCTGACGACGAGATGCCGTTCTATTACGATGATAATGGCAACAAGGTTACCATTGACCTGCTGTTCAATGTGTTGGCTATCATCAACCGTACCACAGCGTTCCCTATCTTCGAAATCACCATGAACTTCATCTGCAATAAGGTGAGAGCTCAGATGAAGATGAGAAAGACTCGGAAAGAGCGGGAAGAACTTCTCTTCGGAATTATTGATGACTTTAACCATAAGCAGCACGACGAAATGAAAGCTGTTTATGATAAGCTGTCTAATAAAGAGAAGGATGCTTATATCCAGCAAGTCATGGATGACCATATCTATATTCATCAGAAGCCGATGTGGGAAGATGAGCCCATCTTCTATCGTTTACTGAAGATCTATGAGAAGTACGATTTCCTGACTCCGTACGATATGTACATTAACAAGTTTGGTCGTACCATCAAAATGCTCCATCCAATGTATGCTGGTGAGATGTATATCCTGAAGCTGAAGCAGACTTCCCGTAAAGGCTTCTCTGTCCGTAGCACCGGTTCTATCAACACGAAGGGTCTTCCTGAAAGAAGTTACCGTAATAAGAACTTCACAGAACTTCGTTCTTCTACTCCCATTCGTTTCGGCGAGTTTGAGACGTTGAACTTCTCTATCGGCATGGATCCTGAAGATATTCAGATTTTCAATCTGATGTATCGTGCATCTGCAAAGGGTCGTCGCGATCTTGCCAATGGCCTGATTACTGGTAAAGACCAGTTTAAGGTGAGCAAGACCTACACATCTCGTGTGAACGAAATCTTTGCGGTGTATCTGAAGAGTCTCGGTATTGAAGTTGACTTCATCGACGATGAAGACTCTATCCGTGAATACGATGATCGTCACATCAAGATC